CTCTTCCGATCTTGACAGCACTGGAAGTTACTGACCCATTCGCCACGATTACCGATGCAAAGCGGGTGCTTGCGGATATGGCTGCTGCCGACGTTGCGAAGGTGGTGCATGGGGAATGGCTGCGATCTGACGATGATTGGAACAGTCTCACAACAATCCAGTGTTCCAGTTGCGGTGAAGAATGGTGTTTCGAGACGGATGATGACGTGAGCCTTCTGAATTACAAGCACTGCCCCAACTGCGGGGCGAAGATGGATGGAGGTGAAGATTGTTATGGGAACGATTCTGGCGATTGATCCCGGCAATATTCAATCCGGCTATGTGGTGGTCGAGCACGACGGCGAAGAGATTCGCCGCGTGCTGGATGTGGGGAAGATTCCGAACGAAGAAATTCGGGACGTCCTGCACAAAAATGTTTACGGCAATTGCACGGATTTTGCAATTGAAATGATTGCCGGAATGGGCATGGCGGTCGGTCAGGAGGTTTTCGACACCTGCCTTTGGATTGGACGCTTTATGGAGTGCGCCGAAAGGGACGGCGCGGAGCCGGTGAAGATCTTCCGGCGGGAAGAAAAGCTGTACCTGTGCGGCTGTCTGAGCGCAAAGGATAAAAATATCCGGCAGGCGCTGATAGATCGATACGGAGTTGTTGGCACAAAGGCAAATCAGGGCTTTTTCTACGGCTTCGCAAAGGATATGTGGGCGGCGATGGCTGTCGCCGTGACGTATTTCGATAAGTACATCAAGGGGGTAAAGCTATGAGCAAGACGCAGCGAAAGCCACCAAGACCGCCGATGCAGCTGACGTGCGATGCCTGCGGGAATACGTTTATGCGCGCACCGTCGAAGTACAAGTCAAAATACAATTTTTGCAGCGAAGCGTGCGCATGGACGGCACATAGGGAAGCTGTGATGGGCCGGGCGGAGCGCGTGCGGATCCTGATCACGCGCTCGATCCCGGTATACCCGGAAATGCAGCCCGTTCGCGGGCGGATCTATCCTGCCGAGAAATACAAATACAGGACAAATCGGACGGGCTACGTCGTTGCGGTAAACGGCAAGCGCGTATGTGTGAGGGTGGACGAATGCAGGGAAATCTAGGGCTTACACCGGTGCAGGCTCCGTGCAAGGGCTGCGCGGACAGGCATACCGGCTGTCACACGGACTGCGCCCGATACATAGCGTTCCGCCGGGAGGCGGACAGATACAAGCAGGAGCAATCGAAGGACGCAGCGAGATATGCAACGACACGGGGCTGTATGCGGACGCTGCACGATGCGAACCGCGCAAAGCGCGAAGGGAGGCAACATTACTGATGAGCACGCCGCGATACGGCTGGTGGGCCTATGCAAAATGGATGATCCGCAGCTATAAGGGCGGCGGGCTGATGACGAAGGCCGAGCGCGCTGCCGTTGCGGATGCAATCGCGGAGACGGAACAGCTCGTTGACGGCGCGGAGCGACTCCGGCTCATAGACTTGGTTCTTTGGAAGCGGACGCACACCTTACAGGGCGCTGCGATGGCGGTTTATGTGTCCGAACGCACCGCACAGGAATGGCACAGGCAATTTATTCGCCTTGTGGGGCAAAAAAGAGGGCTTTTATGAAAAAGTCTGCGTCCCAGAGCCAAATTTAACATTTACTATAAGGGCGTAGAGATCAACTCTACGCCCTTCTTCATCGGCACCGCAGCGTTCTGCGGAAACCTCCTCCTCCTGTTCTCGTGTTCTCCGGTGTGAATAAATATATTTATTCACACACGGAGACACGAGAACGAAAGAATGAGGCAGAAAGGAGCGGCTATGGCGAGTTTGCGCGCCCTTGCACACAAGCTGCAAACAGCGCTCTTGTACCACGGAATCAAAATAAAAATCAATCAAATGCAGACCTATTCCGCGAAAAATGACAGGATGGTGACGAAATACATGGTTTACGAATATCGACCTGATGAAAAACCGAAGAATGTCACTTTGCTGGAAACTTACCAGATCGCGGATGTGGTGAAGCTGCTGGCAAGCCTTTACAGCGATGGCGGATGAAAAACTTACGCCGAAGCAGAGACGATTCTGCGAAGAATATCTGAAATCCGGGAACGCGACAGAAGCAGCGAAAAAGGCCGGGTACAAAGAAACATCATGCAGAGTGATTGCGGCAGAAAACCTATCAAAACCAGCTATTTCTGCGTATATAAAGCGCAGGCTGGACGAACAGGAAGCGGCGCAGGTTGCGGATTCAAACGAAATTCTGAAATTTTACACTGCGATCATGCGCGGTGAGATCAAAGACCAGTTCGGCATGGACGCATCTCTATCCGACCGGCTGAAAGCCGGTGACAGCCTTATGAAACGCTACGCAGCTGCTTCCGACCGCAACAGGACGACAATGGAGAAGCTTGATTCGATGCTGAAGGAGTTCCAAGATGCTGTTAAGTCCGAAACAACGTGAATTTGTAAAATACGGGACGCATCGATGGAATTTCAAGGGCGGAGCCACCAGAAGCGGGAAGACTTACCTCGATTTTCGATGGATCATACCGATCCGGATTCGTGAGCGAATTGGAAAAGATGGTCTGGCTGTCATTCTCGGCGTAACAAAATCCACGATTGAGCGAAATGTGCTGGAGCCGATGCGGAATCTGTACGGCGATATGCTTGTCGGCACGATTTCCAGTGATAACACGGCATGGATATTCGGAGAGAAATGTTACTGTCTCGGCGCCGAGAAGGTTTCCCAGGTTTCCAAGATTCGCGGTGCGTCGATTAAATATTGCTATGGGGACGAAGTAGCTGATTGGTCGGAAGAAGTATTCGCACTGCTGAAAAGCCGCCTTGACAAAGAGTATTCTTGCTTTGATGGGACGTTCAATCCGCAATATCCTGACCACTGGCTGAAAAAATTCCTCGATAGCAACGCTGATATTTTCAGCCAGACATATACGATCGACGACAATCCGTTCCTGCCGGAATCTTTTAAAGAAAATCTGAAAAAAGAATACGAAGGGACGGTTTATTACGACCGCTACATTCTCGGCCTCTGGGTACGTGCCGAAGGACTGGTATATCCGATGTTTGGAGATGACTGCATCACGCAGGAGATCCCGGACACCGGAGATTATTATATATCTATAGACTATGGCACGCTGAACCCGTTTTCTGCCGGGTTATGGTGTGTTGGGAAGAGGTCCGCTGTGCGCATTGCAGAAATCTATTACAGCGGACGCGAGACAAGGGCGCAGAAGACCGATGAGGAATACTGCGATATGGTCGAGAGGCTGGCCGGAGAAAAAACGATTCGGGCAGTTGTCGTTGATCCGTCAGCGGCGTCTTTTATCGAGGCGCTTCGCAGGCGAGGCAGATTTAAGGTCAGGCACGCAGACAATGACGTTATGAATGGAATCCGAACTGTGTCTGATTTTTTGCGAAATGGAAAAATCAAGATTCATGAAAGCTGCGAGAATACAATCCGGGAGTTCGGCCTGTATCGTTGGGACGAAAAAAGCGAAGTCGACCGCGTTGTAAAGGAAAACGATCACGCGATGGATGAGGTTCGCTATATGGCGATGACAGTGCTGAAAAAGGCATTTAAGGAACATATCTTCGTGCCGGAGCTGGCGAGATAAGAAGGTGAAGCATGAAAACATATCAGGATTTTTTAGAGGTTGCCGAGAAATCGGATCGGGACAGAATGGAATTTGTTCTGGCGGCGATCAACGATCATAAAAACTCGGATCTGTACCAGCAGGCAAAGATTGCGCGGGAATACGACGAGCACCGAAATGTTACCATCATTACCGTGCAGAAGCTGCTTTATACGCTGTCCGGGAAGGCCATCCCGGACAACTATAGCGCAAATTACAAGCTCCGCAGCGCATTCTTTCCGATTTTCATGCGGCAGGAAACACAGTATCTGCTAAGCAACGGCGTGATACTGAAAAACGCCGAGAACAAAAAGCGGCTCGGCAAAAAATTTGACAATCAGATTCAGGATCTGGCGCGCTCGGCGCTTGTTGGCGGCGTGGCTTATGGCTTCTGGAACCTCGATCATCTGGAAGTGTTCACGGTTTTGGACTTCGTTCCGATGCTGGATGAGGAAAACGGATCGCTTCGCGCCGGTATTCGGTTTTGGCAGGTGGCGGCGAACAAGCCGCTGCGGGCGACACTGTACGAACCGGACGGATTCACACAATTCATCCGCAGGAGCGGGAAAGAGATGGAGATTTTAGCACCGAAACGCGGCTATATCTCCGTCGAAGCCTCGTCTGAGGTGGACGGAACAGAGATCTTGGAGTATCAGAATTACCCCGGATTCCCGATCATCCCCATGTACGGCAATCGCGCCCGGCAGTCCGAGCTTGTTGGCCAACGCGAGGCAATCGACTGCTATGATCTGATCAAATCCGGTTTCGCGGATACCGTAGATGACGCATCGATTATCTACTGGACGATCTCCAACGCAGGCGGCATGGACGAAATCGATATGGCGCGGTTCAAAGAAACTATGCGGCGGATCGGAGTCGGACTTGTGGACGACGACGGCGCAAAGGCGGAGGCCCACACGCTTACGATTCCAGTCGAGGCGCGGGAAGCGCTGCTGAGCAGACTCAGCGACGATCTTTACAGGGACTTTCAGATGCTGGACACCACGAAAATACAGGGCGGGCAAAAGACGGCGACCGAGATCACGGCGGCATACCAGCAGATGGACAACAAAGTCGACGAATTCGAATACTGCGTCGGTGATTTCCTGTATCAGCTTTTTGCACTGATCGGCATTGACGATGATCCGACATTTACGCGTTCGAAGATCGTGAACCAGCTGGAGCAGACGCAGATGGTGCTGCTTGCCGCGAGCTACCTTGACGACGAAACGATTCTGAGCAAGCTGCCGTGGCTTACGCAGGAGGAAATCGCAAACATTTTGAAGAGGAAAAGCGCGGAAGAATTAGAGCGATATTCCACGAAAGATATGGAGGAATAGACGTATGAGCAGCATGGTACAGGGTGATGCGTACAGCCTCGATGTTACGATCAAAAACAACGGTTCCCCCATCAATATTGCGGATGTCAAGGCGGTTGAGTTCACTTTATTCAATTTCAAAAAAATTTATCCGGGGGAAGCGGAATACTCGGATGGAAAGTTCCACATTCCCCTCACCCAGCAGGAGACCTTTCGGCTCCCGAAACTCTGCCAGATGCAGGTGCGCGTGAAATTCAAGAGCGGTGACGTGATTGGCTCGGAGATCAAGCAGATCGACGTTGCGCACGCGCTTTCAAAGGCGGTGTTGTGATGGGCGGCATTGAATTTGAACTCAAGAACCGCGATCCGATCGACGTTTCCTTTAACGTTTCCGTGCGTGCCGGCGGCGGCTCCGGCGGCTACAACATCGGCCCCGGCCTCAAGCTGGACGCGGAAACGAATACGCTCTCCGTCGATACGGCGGAGATCGTGGAGAAGGACAACACCAAGCCCGTAACGTCCGCCGCTGTGTTTGCGGAGGTCGGCAACATCAACGCGCTGCTCGCGACGATTTAAGGAGAGGATTTTATGAGCACACAGACTGAAATTACAAGATTGCAGACCGCGCGGAACAAGCTGCGCACATGGCTCGTCGGCCTCGGCCTCGCCGCGAGCACGGACAAGCTCGGCGCGCTGGCCGACAAGGCCGCCGCCATCAAGAATAACGGCGCGGTCGACGCGCAGGTCAAGGAGGGCGAGAGCTATACCGTCCCGAAGGGCTACCACGACGGCACAGGAACGGTCAAGGGCGTCGGAGGCGGCGGCAACTACCAGCTGCAAGCCAAGTCGGTAACGCCGACGAAGGAGCAGCAGGCCGTCACGCCCGATCAGGGCTATTACGGCCTGTCCGGTGTGACCGTCGGCGCGATCCCGGAAAACTATCAGGACGTCTCCGCCACGACCGCCGCGCCCGCTGACGTGCTGGCGAATAAAGTCTTTATCGATGCAGACGGCGTAACGCAGGCTGGCACCATGCCGGACAACGGCGCGGTCGAAAAGGTCCTGGACGCGACGGCCGGCAATCAGGAATACACCGTCCCGGCGGGCAAGCACTCCGGCGCGGGCAAGGTATCCGTCGTGCTGGAAACCAAGTCCGCCACGCCTGCCGAGGCCGCGCAGGACATTACGCCCACAAAGGGCAAAGTCCTCGGCAAGGTCAAGGTCGGCGCGATTCCGGACAAATACAAGGACGTTTCCGGCGTGACTGCCGGAGCCGCCGACGTGCTGGACGGCAAGTTTATCGTGCTGGCAGACGGCAGCAAAGTCGAGGGCACGATGGCAAACAACGGCGCGATTGCAAAGACCATCGACGGCCTCACGCAGACCAGCGTAGACATCCCCGCAGGCTATACCTCCGGCGGCACAGTCAGCCTGACGGACGACATCGAAAACGCCCTCGCCGCGATCTAAAGGAGGAACAGACATGAGCGTACAGACCGAGATCGACCGCATTATCACGGCAGTCGGCGCGGCGTATGACGCAGTGGAGGCCAAAGGCGGCACAGCCCCTGCGGCACAGACCATCGAAGGGCTTGCCGCAGTAATCGGTACGATTCAGACCTGGATCGTTCCGCAACTGGTCGTAACGGTATCCGCGGGTGCGACCGTCACGGCGACAAATGGCTCCAAAACGATCAGTGGAACATCTGACAGCACCGGAGTCTGTACACTTATCGTTCCGGAGCCCGGCACATGGAGCGTATCTGCGACACTGGACGGGAAAACGTCCGACACAAAAGCCGTAACTATCACGGACAGTTACGCGGTGTCGCTTAATTTTGTATATCCGACACTGAATAAAAATACTTGGGAAACAATAAAAGATATATCCGACGCGGGACAGGGCGCGAACTATTGGAGCGTCGGTGACCGAAAGGCTGTAACGCTAAACGGCACGGTTGGACATCTTACACTATCTAATTACACAACATATGCGTTCATTATTGGATTTAACCATAACGCGAGCCTAGAAGGGGAAAACCGTATCCATTTCCAACTTGCAAAGACCGCGCTCTCCGGCGGTACGGACGTGTGTTTCTGCGATAGTTACTATACCTCGCCCGTTTCGACAACCGGCTATTTCTCTATGAACAGTAGTGCAACGAACTCCGGCGGATGGGCGAGCTCGCAAATGCGTACAAATATTTGCGGGACAAGCCTCTCGAGCTATTCCGGAACGATTATCGCAGTCATTCCGGCGGCGCTCCGTGCAGTCCTAAAGTCCGTTACCAAGTACACGGACAATACGGGAAATAATAGCACATCCGCGAGTGCGGTCACGGCGACAAAGGATTACTTTTTCCTCCTCTCGGAGTTTGAGGTTTTCGGGAGCATTTCGAGAGCAAACTCGAACGAGGCGAGTAAGCAAGCGCAGTACGCCTATTATTCCGCTGGAAACAGCAAGGTAAAGTACAAGCACAACGGAACGAGTGCCGCCGCTCGTTGGTGGCTCCGTTCTCCGCTTGCGAGCAACTCCGACGGTTTCGAGAATGTGAACACCAACGGGACAGTCGAAGACCGCACCGCGCGCGCTTCCTTCGGCTTCGCGCCCGGCTTTTGCGTATGAGGGAAAAGCGCATGGAGTATATCGTGTATAAGCGGTTCCGTGGACATGGCATCGATGGAGAATTTAATCTCCGATACGGAACTGTGGTATCGGAGATCGAAGGATTCCTATTCGCAAAGGGTGGTAGGCGGATATGCGCTGTAACATCCGAAAACGGATGGGGGCATTTCAGGCCGAACACACCAGAGGGCGCGATGCGGCAGAAAATGCTGAATGATCTGTACCGATGGTATGAAAAAAACGGCTGCGGTGAAGACTTTACGGATGAAAAATGGCCGGGGCAGGAAAACGGGTACTGGAAAAACCGGCTGCGTACCGCAAGCACAGAGCGATTAGAGAAAATTTATCAAGAGAAATTTGGAGGGATACCATGTATGCAGTAAAACAGGACGGCGCGTTTGCCGGGTATGCAGACAGTATTGTGCCCATCCGACTGCACGGCAACGGTTGTTATGTCCCGTGCAAGGAAGATCAGGCAGAAGGATTTTGCGCTAAGATGGCTATGACTATTACAGATGAAGAAGGGACTGAGCATCAGGCGCTTTCTGACAGGGTGTTTCATCTCACAGACCATACGCTGAAAGGTACTGAGCCAGAAGGCAGCTATGAGGAAATGGGTGCAGCATTGCCGCTGACGGATGCAGAGACCGCCGCGAAGATCCTGCTCGGGGAGGCGGAATAACATGAGCACCTACACCGAGCGGGCGCGGGCGCTGCGCCCCTATATCGTCAAAAGCGCAGCCAGTCTCACCGACGCCGACGCGAGTCTCGCGCCGGAGCTTTTCACCCGCCTGACCGGCTCTGGCAGCCTCGTCAAAGCCGGCACGCGCATCAACTGGGGCGGCACCATCAAGCGCGCCGCCTCCGACCTCTGGGACACGGCCCAGAACACCCCGGACGCCGCCCCGGCCCTCTGGGAAGACATCGCCTACAAGCAGGGCTTCCGCATCATCCCCGAGACCATCACCGCCGGCCTTGCATTCTCCAAAGGCGAAAAAGGCTGGTGGCAGGACGAGCTCTACGAATCCCTGCTCGCCGCCAACGTCTGGAACCCATCCGTTAACCCGGACGGGTGGAAGAAGATCACGGAAGAAGGTACATAGCCATGGACACCAAGACAATCATCGTTACCCTCGTCTGCGCCGTGCTCGGCGGGGCGGATAGAAGTGTATGAGCACAAGCAACACCGCCGGGCAGAAAATGATAGACGCAGAGCTCGCAAAGCTTGAAAAGCGGATTGCTGCGATATACAGGGAAGCGTATAACGATCTGACGGATACGATCAGGGATTACTTCGGTAAATTTGCAGCGCGCGACGCGGTGGAAAAGGAGCGGCTGGACGCTGGCGATATCACAGAGGAACAATACAAGCAATGGCGGCTTGCGCAGATCGGGCGTGGAAAGCGCTTTGAGGCGCTACGGGATAAGGTCGCCGAGCGCATGACAAATGCAAACGTTGCTGCTGTTGCGTATGTCAACGATGCAACGCCGGGCATTTACAGTTTGAACCGGAATTTCGCGGCGTACACCATTGAGCAGGTCACCGGTGACGTTGGCTTCGATATCTGGGACGAGCAGACCGTGAAGCGCCTAATCTCCGAGCAGCCGGAGCTTATGCCGTACTATCCGGAAAAGCGGGCGCTCAACCGCGGGATAGATCTTGCATACGGGAAAAAGCAGATCACGGCCAGCGTCACTAGTTCCATTTTACAGGGCCGGAGCATCAAAGGCATGGCGGATGATCTGCAAAGCCGCATTACCACCATGAACCGCGATTCCGCTATCCGGACAGCTCGAACGGCAGTCACGGGCGCGCAGAACGCCGGACGGCTGGATTCCTATTATGCCGCTGAGAAAATGGGAATCAAGTGCAGAAAACAATGGATGGCGACGCTCGACGGAAGAACCCGCCACTCCCACGCCATGCTCGACGGTGAGATCGTGGACAACGACAAAAAGTTCTCCAACGGCTGCCGCTACCCAGGCGACCCGAACGGCCCACCGTCCGAAATCTATAACTGCCGCTGCACGCTGGTATCCGAGATTGAAGGAATCGACACCTCCGGAGGCAAGCGCCGCGCCAGAAATCCGGAGACCGGGCGGAATGAACTGATTGAGAACATGAGCTATGCGGAATGGGCAGAGTGGAAAAAGAAAAATGGACGTTAAATTTATCGACAACTCCGAAGAAGTGAAGTCCGCTATGCACGACGCGCTGATTCGCGCCCTAGAAAAGATCGGCATGACGGCCGAAAAGTATGCAAAGCGGCTTTGCCCGGTGGACACCGGCAATCTGAGGAACAGTATCACGCACCGCGTAGATGAAGGGGAACCGGCTGCATACATCGGAAGTGACACGGAATATGCCGCATACGTCGAACTCGGAACCGGTAAGTATTATCCGGGCGGGAGACCTACGCCGTGGGTGTATCAGGACGCAAAGGGGAACTGGCACTGGACGGCCGGAAACAAAGCACAGCCGTATTTGAAGCCCGCAGCAGCGGACCATTCGGCGCAATACCGGAAAATCGTCGAAGATGAGATGAAAAACGGATAAAGATTGCGTCCCAGAGCCATAAATATACGGTATAAGTGTGGTAACAGCAAAGAAATGACTGTTGCCACATTTTTTGTTCTGTCGCGGCAAAGCACCGCCGACAAGGGAAAGGAAGATAGAACATGGCACTGACGCGAAAGCTCCTGAAGGGCATGGGGCTTACCGAAGAGCAGATGGATACGATCATTGAGGCACACACCGATACCGTAGACGGGCTGAAAACTGACCTTGCACGGTATAAGGAAGACGCCGAAAAGCTCCCCGGAGTACAGGCGGAGCTTGAAAACCTGAAAGCCAAAGGCGACGATGGCTGGAAGGATAAGCACGATAAGATCAAAAAGGAATTTGATGACTACAAAAGAGAGCAGATGCAGAAGGAAACCAAGAGCGCGAAGGAATCCGCGTATCGGGAACTTTTGAAGTCTGCGGGTATCAGCGAAAAGCGCATTGACGCGGTTTTGAAGGTCACCGATCTGACCAGCGTTGAGCTGGAAGACGGCAAGATCAAGAACGCCGACGAGCTGCGCAAGTCCATCAAGGAAGAGTGGGCGGACTTCGTTGTTACCACCAAGCAGAAGGGCGCGGACACCAAAGATCCGCCCGCAAACAACGGCGGCGCTATGAGCCGGGACGACATCTTCAAAATCAGGGACGCGTCTGAACGGCAGGCAGCAATTGCCGCAAATCTCAATTTGTTCGGAAAGGAAGAATAATATGGCAGCAAAAAACAACCTGACCATGACGAGCGACGTTCAGGTAACCGCTCGTGAAATCGATTTTGTAACCCGCTTTGCGCGGAACTGGCAGCACCTGCGCGACATTCTCGGCATTATGCGCCCCATCAAAAAGCAGCCGGGCACCGTCCTGAAATCCAAGACCGCAAGCGTGACGCTCGCGCAGAGCGTCGGTGAGGGCGAAGAAATCCCCTACTCCAAAGCGACTGTCATCGAGAAGGACTATGCGAACATCAACGTCGAAAAGTACGCGAAGGCGGTTTCCATCGAGGCGATCAAGGAATACGGCTATGATGTCGCAGTCGCGATGACCGATGAAGCTTTCCTGTATGAGCTTCAGACCAACGTCACGAACCGGTTCTACGATTATCTGAATACCGGCCTGCTGACCGTCAGCGAAACCAACTGGCAGCGTGCGCTTGCGATGGCGAAAGGCGCTGTTATCAACAAGTTCAAGCAGATGCACCGCACCGCGACCAACGTTGTCGGCTTCGTGAACGTGATGGACCTGTACGATTACCTCGGTGGCGCAGACATCACCATTCAGACCGAGTTCGGATTCCAGTACATCAAGAATTTCATGGGCTACAGCACGGTTTTCCTGCTGTCCGACGATGAGATCAAGCGCGGCCGCGTGATCGCGACGCCGGTTGAAAACATCGTTCTGTACTATATCGACCCGGCTGACAGCGATTTCGCCCGTGCCGGTCTTGACTACAGAACTGATGGCGAAACAAACCTTGTCGGCTTCCACGTGCAGGGCAATTATTCCACCGCCGTCTCCGAGTCCTTTGCGATCATGGGGCTCACCCTGTTTGCGGAGTACCAGGACGGCATTGCCGTTGCTGACATTGACGAGACCCCGGCGCTCGGCACGCTGACGGTTACCTCTGCGGCGGGCACGGCGACAGGCGACACGAAGATCACGGTCAACCCGGCGAAGGAAGCGTCTGGGAATGTCTACAAGTACAAGGTAGGCGATTCGGCTGAGACTGTGGCCTATGGCCAGAATGTAAGGACATGGTCGACGTGGGACGGCAAGTCCGATGTCACGGCAGCGACGGGCAAGAAGATCACAGTCGTTGAGGCTGACGCGACTTACAAAGCGCAGAAGGCTGGCAATGCGACGGTAGCGGCGAAGTAATGGGGGTGGCGGTGTGATGCTGACTGAATTATGTGGCGTGCTTCGGAACTGGTTTGAAACTGACAGAATCAGTGGCACGTACACGGTCGAAAACGGCAGCATCACACTGCCGTTTTTGCAAAACGGGCAGTTTTTCCGCGTGGTGGGATCTGTTTTCAACGACGGAGTTCACCAATACCCGGATTACGCGATGGCAGACGAGACATTTGACGGCTCTATCTGGCCGATGGCCGTCCCCTCCGCTGTCCTTGCCCTCGAAGCTGAGATCAGAGCATGGCAGGAGAAAAACGGCGACGCAGCAGCAAGCCCGTTCACCTCGGAAAGCTTCGGCGGCTATAGCTACTCGAAGGGATCAAGCGGAAGCACGTCCGCGAGCGGGGCCGTGACATGGCAGACGACGTTCAAATCGCGCATGAACCAGTGGAGGAAGATCTGATATGAGCTTACTTGATGATTTTGCCCGCCCGTGCGTGCTGCTCGAAAAAAGCCGCACACCGGATGGAGCGGGCGGATATATCACCACATGGACGGATGGCGCGGAGTTTATGAACTATCAGGCGCTTGACACGTCTATGGAGGCGCGCAGAGCGGAGAAAGAGGGCGTGACAAGCGTTTACTCGGTGCTTGTGCAAAAAGCTGTACCAATCGATTATAACGACTTCTTCCGAGACAAGACGACCGGCGAGACGTACCGCGTCACGTCCGAGCCGAAGGACAAACAGACGCCGAAGTCCGCTAGCTTTGCCCTGAAATACTTCACTGCTGAAAAGAAAACACTGCCGACATGACAAAAGACAAAGCATTGCACGCGTGGTTCTCAGAATTCCTGACGGCCTATCCCGCGTCCAGCGTGCCGGGCGACGCCGTTTTCCCGTGGCTGACCTATGAACTGATCACAGGCGCGTGGGACAGCGGAGAAATCGGCCTGACAGTAAATCTGTGGTACTACACCACGCAGGAAGCGGAGCCAAACGCAAAAGCACAGGAGATCGCGGACGCGATCGGCCTCGGCGGCGTATTTGTGCCGTGCGACGGCGGCGCGATCTGGATCAAGCGCGGATCTCCGTGGTGTCAGAACGTCCGGGACGATTCTGATGCAAATATCAAGCGGCGGTACTTGAACATTACAATCGAGTACATCACCGCAAACTGAAAGGACTGATTTCATGGCGAAATTCACAAAAATACCTGCTGATACCTTCAAGCAGCTGCAAATCAACGCCGGTGTAATTCTGAGCGATTTCACACCGGCGACCGGTGCGTTTGAACCAGAAAATCAGCTGGGCGCAACGACCGGCGGCATTACGTTCGCGGCGACACCGACGTTCTCTGACTACGGCGAAGATGTAGATAATTGCCCCAAGAATACACTCGAACTGAAACGGCTGGATGACGTGGACGTAAAGTGTTCCGGAACGTTTGTCACGGTGACGACAACATCTGCCAAATCCCTTATGGCGGCGGCGGACATCGACGGAACGGACACAACCAAGGTCGTCCCGCGCCGCGACCTGTCCAGTGCTGATTTTTCTGACATTTGGATTGTTGGAGACTACTCCGACAAGAACGGCGCGAATAACGGTGGGTTTATCGCAATCCGTTTGATGAATGCGCTTTCTACGGGCGGCTTCCAGCTGAAGACTGCCGACAAGAACAAAGGGCAGATGGCGTTTGAGTACACGGCGCACTATTCGATTTCGAAGCAGGACGTTGTGCCGTATGAGGTTTATATCAAAGCCGGTACGGCCGAAGCGTAAGGAGAAGAAAGTATGAAATTTTCGGAACTTAGCACGGATAGGGCAGCTGATGTTCTTTGCGAGGTCAGCGTGTACGCGCTCAATATTCTGACGGACGATGAGCTGCGGGAGAGTCTGAAAGCACAGATCGACGCGGAGAAGCCGCAGACGGCGGGAGAACGGTACGCGATCGGTGCGCAGAAGATCGGTCAGTGGATTCCCCTGATTCTGAAAAAGCACCGGGAAGATACGCTTGGTATTCTGGCTGCGGTCAACGAAACGACTGTTGAGGCGGTCAAAAAGCAGAACGTCCTAAAAACCATGCGGCAGATTCAGGAGATCGTCAAGGACAAGGATATGCTGAATTTTTTCAAATCGTGCGCGTCGGAGGCGAAAGCGTAACGCTTGCGCTTCTGGCAGCTCCAAAAATAAGCGCCGGAGGGCTGATTCGCCTTTTGCCGATTTTAATAAAGCGGCAGAACGAGGAATCAGCCTTTCGCATTTATGCGGCGGAGTGTATGCGCACGATCACGGAAAACACAGCGAAATTCGCGGGCGGAAGCTTTGTGCAGGCAAAGTATACCGACATCATCAGCCCGAAGCCGCAGGACAACCGAACCTGCGAGGAGATCACCGCCGACGTTGTACGCCGGTGCGGATTGAAGGTGAAAAAATCCAAAGATGAATCTGTTTGAACTTTTTGTAAAAATCGGCGCCGATACGTCCGAGGCCGACAAGGGCATCGATGAAACCGGAAAGAAAACATCTGGGCTTGGCGAAAAAATAAAGAGCGGGCTTGCGACTGTCGGAAAGGCCGCAGTTGTCGGCGTGACCGCAGCGGCGACGGCAATCGGCACGATTGGAACAAAGGCAATCCAAGCATATGCGGACTACGAGCAGCTTGTCGGCGGCGTAGAGACGCTTTTTAAGGATAGCCAAGATAAAGTTATGGAGTACGCAAACAACGCGTACAAAACCGCTGGGCTGTCTGCAAATGAGTACATGGAGGCGGTGACAAGCTTTTCTGCATCCCTGCTGCAGTCTCTCGATGGGGATACCAGTGCAGCGGCAGAAAAGGCAAATTTGGCGCTGACTGATATGTCCGATAATGCCAACAAAATGGGATCGGACATGACTTTAATCCAAAATGCATATCAGGGCTTCGCAAAAGCAAACTATACGATGCTTGATAACCTCAAGCTCGGTTACGGCGGCACGCAGGCCGAAATGCAGCGGCTCCTTGAAGATGCGGAGAAAATTTCCGGTATCAAATACGATATTTCCAGCTATGCGGATATCGTAGATGCAATCCATGTGATTCAAACCGAAATGGGCATCACCGGGACGACCGCAAAAGAAGCCGCGTCCACGATTCAAGGATCTTTCGGCATGGTAAAAGCCGCATGGAAGAACCTTGTGACCGGCCTTGCAGACCCGGATCAGGACTTGGGAACCCTCGTGGGCAACTTCACGGATTCCATTGTCGTTGCGGGCAATAACCTGATTCCGCGCATTCAGGAGCTTTTGCCGCGCATTGTGGAGGCAATTTCCACGCTGCTGGGAACCGTAAGCTCGCAACTGCCGGGCATACTTGGCTCTGTCCTGCCCTCGCTTATCGAGGGCGCGTCGAATCTGGTTACCGGGCTCATGTCCGCGCTCCCGGAGATCCTTACCGTGCTGGGAGACATCGCGCCGACAGCCATTGGGGTTCTCGTTCCGGCCATAGTTGAGCTTCTGCCGGAAATCATTCAAACCGGTATAGATGTTGTTATCTCTCTGGTACAAGGCATTACGGAGACGCTTCCGGAATTGATCCCGGCGGCAACAGAAGCAATCATCAAAATCGCTGAAACGCTGACTGACCCTGGAAATCTCGGGAATTTGGTAGATGCGGCGCTTGAGATTATCCTCGCTCTGGCGGACGGGATCATTGATGCCGTCCCGAGGCTGCTTGAGGTGGCTCCCAAGATTATCACAAATCTCATCACCGCGCTTACTGAAAACTTCCCCAAAATCATCGAATCCGGCGCAAAACTTGTTAAATCGTTGATCGATGGCCTGATTAAATCCATTCCGCAGCTTACTGAGACTGCGCCAAAGCTTATTATCGGGATTGTACAGGGGATTCTTAATAATCTTCCGCAAATCATCATGTCCGGCCCGCAAATCATTATGGCGCTTATTGAGGGCCTTATTAGCGCAATCCCCGAGTTGATTCTGGCAATTCCAACGCTGATCCAATCGATTGTAGATACGTTCCTCGGCTACGATTGGGGCAGCATCGGAACGAATATCGTTGACGGCATCAAAAACGGATTCCTGCATATGTGGGAGAGCCTAAAGCGGACGGTAAGCGATATGGTCAATGGCCTTGTGAGCGGCGTCAAGAGCATTCTCGGTATTGCGTCCCCGTCTAAAGTCTTCGCCGGAATCGGCGGCTACATGGCAGAAGGACTTGGGCAGGGCTTTGACCGCGAAATGACTGACGTTCGGAAGGATATCGAGGATCAAATGACTTTCGGCACAACGTCCTTTTCTGTGTCCGGCGCGGCAAAGTCCTCTGTCGGCGTCGTGAACGGCCTGCTGGCCAACAATCAGCCGAACCCGCTGACACAGGTGAATCTTGTCGTTGACGGCCAAACGTTGGCACGAGTGCTGTTCGACCCGCTGCGCGGCGAAATTCTGCAAAGGGGTGTGTCACTTGCGTAGAATTAAAATCACGGACGGCACAAACACAGTCACCCTTCTGCGTGATCTCGTGTTCACGATTCAGCCAAAGGATATTGGCGCAACCGCGACAATGGCATCCGGAAAGACGGTTATGGATATCATCGGGGTAAAAAATGAATTGAAAATCCCAACGGGATGGCTTTCTGTCGCCGATCTCCGAAAACTCCGCAGCATGATCAACGCAAAGCACGTCCTGAGCGTGACGTACCCGGACGTTGATGGCGACAAAACACGGGATTTCCTGTTCAGTCAGCCGGAGTACAAGGCCATTATCTACGATGAGGATGGGGTTTCCCAATGGTGCGGTGTGACCATCACCGCAACGCAGCAAGGGGTGGATTGATGCAAAAGGTATCAAGTGGATTTACGCCGTTTTCTGCCGTCCGGGATATTGGAATGCTCGTCAGGTTTTACCTCGTTGATCCGTCCGCAAAAAAGAACGGAACGGTTTCAGCATCGGATTCTGCGCCGGGGACCAAAGCAAGCGAGACAATCAGCGAAAACGAAACCATATCCGGGAAGTTTGCCGGGCTGGAGCTGAATCGATGGATGCTGGATGGCACAATTGATATCCCAAATGACGGATTTGAAGGGAAGCAAACAGGTTGGTGGAGCGGGGAAGTTTCGGACGAAAATGCGGAGCTGGACAGTACCATCACCTTCGAGTTCTCCGCGCCAGTGTCGACCGTTGGATGGTCGCTGCTGTTCGATGATAAAATGCAGCAGTATCCGGCCCAGATCACACTAACCGCATACGGGAGCGACAACGCCGTGATTGCGGCCGCAACAAAAGCGATCACACAGGTTCGGCAGAACATCAGCCTGCCAGCGGCAAATTACACAAGGCTGACGCTTCAGTTCGATAAGACGTACTTGCCGAAAACACGGGCAAGGCTGCGGCAGATCGATTTCGGCCTGACAGAAACATATGAAAACGATAGCATGGCAAATGTACAGATCGTGGAGGAAGCGTCCGTTTCCTGCGATGCTTTCCCGTCGAGGCAGATATCCTTTACATTCGATAACGCTGATCACAGATACAACATCCTCAATCCGGATGGAATTTTTGCGGTGATTCAGGAGGGGCAAAAGCTCCTTGCAAAGTGCATCATAAACGGCGAAAGCGTAGACGTCGGGGAATTTTTCTTCACCTCGGTAACCGCAACAAATTCCGGCGTAACGGCGCAGCTGGTGGGCAACGATATGGCTGCGGCGCTCGAACGGGCGACATATGAATCAGGGAGCGCTACCGCGTGCGAACTGCAAGCGGCGGTCGCCGCCGTCCTGACCGGCTATGATATCAAGGTAATCTATGGCGGCAATGTGGCAGAAAGAACAGTTGTTCCCGCAATTCCCAGAAAAACAACGCGCCGGGAAGCGATCCGGCTGCTGGCGCAGGCGGCCATGTGTTCCGTGTGGTTTGATCGATCTGGGGATCTGCATATTGCGGAGCTGTCTCCCGGCACTGTGCGCGGGGCCATAACGCCGGATGAACTGTATGATTACGACGGCGTGAGCATAGCGGAAGCGGTTGACTGCGTAGAACTGCACATCAAGAGCGATTACTCGGATAGCGTCGACGAAACGGTAACAGCCGGGAGCGGAAAAAACATTAAGAGCATCAGCAATCCGTGCGTGGCCCCAGCAAATTATCAAAGCGTTGCCGCATGGCTGCTGGCACAGTATAACCGCCGCAAAATCTACAGCGTAAAAAACCGGTGCAACCCGGCGCTTGAAACCGGCGACACGATCAAAATTTCGGACGCATTCGGACAGAATGAGAGCGCGGTGCAGACGGGCCTCGCACTGACGTTCGACGGGGGCCTTTACGCAATCACAAAAGGAGTGGGTGTATGAGCACGATCATCGATACCCTCATCACCAATCGGACGCAGGCGGACGTGGAGCGGGTGCGGGAGCTGGCGGCGAAGGGGTTCGCGGCCATGACGGCAGCCGAGCAGGCGGAATGGCTGGCGGGGATGAAGGGCGCGTACAACGCTTCCGATCTGAACCGCGTGGGAACAGCCCTGAATTATCTGGCGGGACGCCTCGCCTCAATCTGCGGGAAGAGCATCACGTGGACGGCTAAAACCGATTGGGCTGTCACGGACATTCCAGTAGCCTCACAGGCCGAGACATACCGACGGCAGATACAGGACATTCGCGACGCGCTTGCGTATCCTGCCGGAACACCGGATGCGCCCGGCCTCAACCGCCTGACATACACCGGCGCAAACGATATCGAGCGCATTCTGGTGCTCTGCGAAGACTTAATCGTCAACGTTGCAAAATCTTTTCGCCACACCGGCGCGGCGGAGTGCGCCGCAGGAGGATTACTCACATGAAAGATAGGCAGCCAACACAGGTTTTATCCAACGGCGCGATCCGCTACGGCGTGTATAACGCCGACGGCACGCTCGACCACTACGAATACCTCAAGCGCGAGGACGCGCCGACCGTCGAGGGCACGCCGCTCAACAAGGCGAATCTGCTATCCGATACCACTGCCGCCAAGCTCTGGCCGAACGCAACCACGAGGCCGGAGGATCCGACCGTCAACGACGCGCTCGGCAAGCTTTCGGAGGGTACGGCCAAAGTCGGCGACATCGCTATCACGTCCCGCACAGACCTGTCCGACGCATGGCTGCTGTGTAACGGTCAATACATTACTGAGGAGCAGTATCCAGAGCTGTTCAATACTCTGCGAGTTAGTGCTAGTGCTGCACCGTGGAATACACAGCTACTTCCTACTGTAACATCGAAATATGATATCAATGATATCACAACACTCTCGTACGCGAATGGATACTGGTTTCTCAATAAGCATAGACATCTCTACTGTTCTACTGATCTTATTAGCTGGATAGATATTACACCTTCGGATTTAACCAGGTATGCTGGAACTGACTATACAGCTACACTACTCACAACATTGTCTGTACACTACTGGCAAGGTCGATATGTAGCTCTAGCTTGGTTGGAGTATAAAGCAAACAGCTACGCATATGCAGTTATGTACACAAATCAGCTGCAACAGACCGGATGGAAGCTGGACTACATTACAAGCTGGTACCCTAGTACTGCTACCCAGACTATATATTATCAAAAACTATTTTTCGACGGGACTAACTACTATTTCTACTACTCTAATGGCACGTATAACTCTGATACACACTTCGACGATTACGATGGAGGTCTGTGTTCTGTATCTGAACTAGCAGATTCGTTTAACCCTGTAGGTACTTCCAGGTGGACATATAAAAACTTTGGTACTCTTTATTACGTAGACTTCTACGATGAGCCAACAGGCTGGTTCTACCTTTCTCAGCGATCTGCACCCTCAAGCGGCATACAAGGTATATACAGAACACGGACGATATTGGGTTCATATACCGCCACATATATACCAGTTCCAGGCACTTCCGATAGTTTGAGTGCTTCTGCCGTACTTTCAACCTATACAGTATCCGGTGATACGATTGTCGCTAGCTATACTCATACAACACCATATAAGCTTTATAGATCTGACGACAGTGGTAAGACTTTTACGCAGATTTACTCAACAACATCTGCAAGCGAGATAGCATTTCTACAGCTAGTAGCAGGCATATTATGTGCTTGGAGCAGCGATACGAAAATTGTAATGCTGTTCGATGCTGATAATATCTCAAATCAATCTATTGCAATGGATACACAGCTTTCAACAATATGCAGCACGCACAGCAACACAATAGCTATTATCTCCACGGACTATAATAGCATACTGTATCAAGATTTTACTCACAGTAAGAAAAAATTACCAAATATTTCGCCCGACAGTCGCAGTAAGGCATATATTAAAGCTCTGGAGGAATGAGCCATGCGGGACAGAATCGGAACAAACGACCTTGCAAACGGGGCTGTCCGGCACGGGGTATATGACGCGGCGGGAAGCCTGCTGCGCTATGAATGGATCCGCCCGGAGGACGAGCCGCTGGAAGCTGGAACGCCGCTCACCGCAGAAAATCTGCTGACCGCGCAGGCCGCCGAAAAGATCTGGCGAGCGGGCGACGCACCGGCGAACCCGATGGTAAATGAGGCATTCGGGAAGCTGTCGGAGCCGAATTATCACGTCGGCGATATCCTCACGACCGTCCGCGTCCTCTCCGCCCCGTGGCACGCGTGCGATGGCTCAACATTCGACCAGACTGCATACCCGGCCCTCTACGCAGCCCTCGGCGGCACGACGCTGCCGACGATCAGCTATTCCAGCGATACCACCACCTACATCAAAATGGCGGACGATTAGCCCGGCAAATAAAAGAGAAAGGTACAGAAAAATGGACACCAAAACCATCATCGTCACCCTCGCCTGCGCCGCGCTTGGCTCATCCGCGCTGACGGCGGTCGTCAATGCCATCGTCAGCGCGATACAGAAAAAACGCGGCAAGGCCACATCGCAGGATACGCACCTAGCCGAGATCGACAAAAAGCTCGGGAAAATGCAGGAGCATCAGGACGAGCAGTATCTGGCGATCCTCCGCCTTACGATCATGAGCGAGGAAATGCCAATGGCTGAACGGCTGATTGCCGGGCAGAAATACGTAAAGCTGGGCGGAAACGGGGACGTGAAAAAATTCCTGCACCAGCTGGAGGCGCAGTGCGGACATAGCAGTGCGCAATAAATTGGGAGGCTGATATGCGGATAAAAGGCAAGTGGAGCAAGGGCGAAATGGCGCGAACCATTGTTGTATATCTGCTCCAGCTCATCACGACGGTAATTGTCTGGGCCTGCGCTCTGAAAACCGTCGCCGTCCTAATTGCAGTCATCCGCAGCCCGGAGCTCGGCGCATCGGTCGACCTGTCTGACGTGCTCGGCTTTACCGGCTGGGCAACCATCACAGAGCTTGGCCTGCTTGCCTTCAAGCGGGTTTTTGCGAAGAAAAATGAACCAGTAGAATGAAAGGAGTACAAAATGAGCATTAACACCGATAGCAAATTTTTGAGCAAAGCAATCGATATGGTCGCGGACTACACGGATGAGCACCTCGACAAAACCAACAACCAGACGGATTATACGGTTTTTGTGGTGTGGTACTGCAAAACGCTGCAAAACTTCAAAGCGCTGCTGTCCACGACATTGCCGGATGGTATGTATTATGAGGTTACATACAACGGAGACAAAGACGAAATCTATCTCGATGCGTACAAAAAATTTGAGAATCGCGCAATCAAGGTGGAGGGCTGATCATGGAAAACATCAAAAAGCGGCTCGGAAATCTTCTGAGCGTCAAGTCCATCGTCACACTCGGCCTGACGATCATCTTTGCCGTCCTCGCCCTGCGCGGCGACATCACCGGCAAGGACTTCCTCACGATCTTCCTGACGGTCATCACGTTCTATTTCGGCACGCAGTCGCAGAAAGCGCAGGACGCGATTGATAACGTCACGAAGGAGGACGCGCAGAAATGAGTATCAAGATCGGACAGGCCAGTCTCGGCGAGACGGGCGGCCGCAACCAGC